GTCCTTGTGCCCGTGGTAGTCGTCTATGCGCACATGCTTGACCGTGCCCGGGAAACGTGCGGAGAGCTCTTCCAGGAGCGTTATACGTCCGCCCTCACAGTCTCCGAAGACAACAAGCGTCTTGAACTGCGTCATAAAGTCCCAACAGTACGGGACCCATGTAAAGCCTTTTGCTCCGGTCGGAACGCTGACCGCATTTGGTAGACCCGCTTCCGCAACACTTAAGCTGTCTATCTGCCCTTCCGTGATGATGAGGGTGTCGGATTTGTTCGGGTCACACTGATCCATTCCGAAGAGTATCGGTCGGCAGTCCCGCTCACACCACTCTTTGTTCTTGTCCTTCTCTTTATCGAAGTCAGCTTTCCGGTACTTGACGAACTGCATTTTCCCGTACTCATCAAAGAATGGGAAAACGATGATGTTGTCGTGCTCTTTCTGTGACGTGATGCCGTAGCGTTCCGTGATAGCCTTCGAGATTCCGCGGGATTCCATGTAGGTAACTGCCGGCGTCCGCGTCTCCGGTCTCGGATATCTGGACATGTCCCGGTACTTCCGTCTCCGGCTGATATACTCATCAACTTCCGTACCCAGTGAAAAATCGAAGTCCTTCGCCAGCGTGTACATGTTGCCCTTGACCCCGCAGGACGCGCGGAGGCATTTGAACTGACCGGTATCGAGATTGATCGCGAAGGTATCTTTATCGTTCGTCCTGTTTCCGCAGTATGGGCAGCGTTCGAGCTGGAGTTCGTTCCCGCGCGTCTTATACCGGATTCCGCGGCTCTGCGCAAAGCGTTCCGCGTCCTCCCTGTTGAAGCTGTAAATATTCATACCAGCGTCCACCCCTCTCTCAATGCCTCCTCGTCCGTCATGTCTGGTTCATCCCATGGATTGTAATCTTCCGGAGGAAGCTCTTCTTTCCTTTCTTTTCTTTCTTTATCATTCTTTATCATTCTTGTTTGTTTCCGTCTGTTTTCCGTCTGTTTTCCGTCAGTGTTCCGTGAGTGTTCCGTCTGTGTTCCGTCACTGTTCCGTTTTTCCTGATATCGAGAAAACTCTACTAATATAATCACCGTATATTTACTGTTCCGTTTTTGTTCTATCATCCCGTCGGCTTCGAGTTGGTCTAAGAACCGTCTGACCTTATTTATGCTCCACTGCCATCTCTCCGCCAATTTCCGGGTGCTAGTGAGTACGGAACCGCGTTTTACGGTGATTAGGTTAGCGTTGAACATGATTTTTTTGTCCTTGTGGTTGACCATCATAATCAAATCCACCCACGCCTGCCCTCTGCTGAACGGCTCGCCCTTCCAGATCCAATGGTCTTGCAAGTCTCTGTATATTTTCACAAATCCTTTATCCGAGCTCATTCCTCACCAGCCTTTCCTTCATGTCCCGCAGCAGTATCTCCCGGATAATCGCTCCGCTCGTTTCCGCCCGGCAGAACACCGGCGTGAGGTTGTAGCGTACCGACCAGCTGAGAAGCGACCCGAGGAAAGCGGTCGAAGCGAACTTGCTCCGATATCGGTGCTTTATGATGTCCTCGTAGGTCGCATTCTCAACCAGCAGGTAGACCTTTGCCCCGGCGTCCTTTGCCCGTTCAAATTCTTTGCGGAAACGGTCGCGCCCGCGGGTGAAGCACATGGCAAGTTCGTCGAGATCCATTTTCCGCTCCACCACGCAAGCCGGTGAAATTCTTGCGGAAAGGTCGAGGAGCGGTTTCCCGTCAATCTCGACGTTCCCGCAGTAATCTCCGTAGGACAATGTCGCCCGCTCGAGCGGTACGCCGATTGCCTTGTATCTCCGTTTGGCTTTCGGCGTCGCCTGCTCGCGGGTATCTACGATGATACGGAAAGACTCAAGAATAGCTTCGGCTTCCTTTTCCGTCAAAACGGAAGCTCCTCATCAGCCCCGTCGGGAACGTTTATGAAGTCATCTCCGGAGGATTTGCTGGAAGTCGTCGCCCTGGATCCGCGCGTGCCCCCGTCTCCAACGAGCTTGTCGTTCGGAAGTTTGCCAGCCTTGCCGGTTCTGACCGCGTCCGCCGTGCATGTCCATTTCATGACGATGTGATCGTAAACGTTGCCGTTGTATTCGCTCTGGCGGTTGTGGAACTTTCCGCCGATGACCTTGCCTTTGAGGGTCTTCAGGTCGCCGGCGAAGACAAAACCGTTATTGGAATCCTCGAGGTCTGCGAAGAAGGTATTCCAGTTATCCCAGATGTAAGGCTCGGAAGAATCAGACGGAACATTCAGACGAAAGACCGCATCGAAGTTCCATTTTTTGTCTGCGCGGGTATCGGAGTCGAACTGGCTCTGATAAAGCCCTTTGTATTCGCCCTCTGCGATGTCGAACGCGATGGAGAGGTAGCGGTCGCCTGATGGCCATGTGTCTTCCTTCACGCCCTTGATGATGACAACGTAGGCTCCTTTCGGAAGCTGAATGAATGTGTTCTGTTTGCGCTTTGATTTGTCGTAGGTTGGTAATGCCATTTATTTTGCCTCCTTAATGAAATCAATAAAATTCAATGCAATCTCTTTGAGCGTGCGCCCTTTTCTTTCCACGTACCATTTCCCGTTCCAATAGATATTTCGAACAATCGAGTCTTTTGCCATAATGGTTTCAGGATACGGCGTATTATGAATTGCGATAAACACAACGCACTCCGTTCCGCCTGCCTGCACCGCATCTGCAAGTTTTGTAAGCGCACTCGACTGGCCAAATGGCACGCCGCCTGAATGTTTCAGCTCAAAGAAAATAAAACAGTTCTCATTATCCAACTGCACGAGTCCGTCGATGTCTGTTGGAGTAACGTTATTTAAGCCGTTGCGCCCTTTGAACTTAAGCCCCTCGAAAGAAACAAGTTGCTTTGCGTATTCTGTTTGGAATTTACCCCTGTTTTCATCTTCGTAACTATTCATAACCTTGCTCCCCATCCGTATTTGCTGAACACTTCCAGAAACCGTTCGGCGTTGTCTCCGTAATAGATAAATGCCTGCCCCTGTAAAGGTGCACCGTGTTCTCCGTCACGCTTTACAAACCTGATTCTTCCTCTATGGAATACTATTGCAGATGCCTTGCTTATCATCTTTTCAAACCATGCGGTTTCTGTTGCGTTATTCACTAAGACAATTGCCTGAGAAAAGTTACTGGAAATCAATTTGTCTGCAAATTGTGACAGCAAAGCAGTTGAATAAGGTGGATTCATCCAGATATTTCCAGACCACTCCTGCTTAAGGCCATTGGATTCTTCCGTGAAATATCTGTCGGCTTTCACGGTTTTGTTTGCAAAGTCATTTGAAGCAGGGTCAAGGTCTATGCGTCCAAGAACTTCACGGGCGGATTCAATGTATTTTGCAGGCGTGTACCATTCATCATCTTTGCTGTTGTTTGTGACGTGCGGTTTTCTGCTTTCCTGAATCGCTCTTAATGCTCCGGATGTTGTCGGGGCTTCGTCCTGTTTGATAGTGCGCTCGATGTACTTCTCAACAATTTCCGGCTCGGATGCCATTCGTTCATTCTCGGATGCACGTTGTTTTGAGATTCCTAATTCCTTTAGCGATTCTGATTTTGTCAATGTCCGACCATCGGACTTTGATGATTCCCATTTATTAGACTTCTCAATCTCTGAAGTTCTGCGTCCCAGTTCCATCTGCCACCGAAGCTTCAAAGCCGAATACTTTCGTATCTGTTCATTAACCTCATCGATGATTGTCTGGTCTGCCGTTGCTCTTTTGGCGGACTGCAACATTCCGATGTATCCGCCAATTTTATCAACGCCTTCTTTAATCTCATCTGCTTGCATTGCCGGGAGCCGTGACAGCTCCGGTGTGATAAGTTCGTTCAATCAATACTCCTCCAATGCTTTGAGAACGATCGTGATATCGTTTTCAATCTCATCTGTCTCGAACGCTCCGAGCGGAACCTTGCAAGTGCTGTTATCTGCGGAAAGAATGAACTTATATTTCCCGTCCTGCCTGACAGCCCAAACGACCGTTGTCATCTTGCTTTCCAGGACAAGTTTTTCGAGTTTCCGCCCGTTCGTCTTAATCCTTGTCTTAACAATCCCATTATCGTCCGAGACTGTCTCGGAATGACAAAGAATAATGACCGTCACGTCGTCCCGGAGCTCGAGAGCTTTGTTCACAATCCCCCACCCATGCTGCGCGAGGTCTGTCCATGCGCTCCGCTTATCTCCGCCCTGCATAGCGAGGATCCGCATCTCTTCCGCTACCATCATCCCGTTGAGGGTATCGATGACAACGTACTTGATGTGCTTGAACTGCTCTTCCTTGTTGATGCGGTCGAGCATCCTGCTTGTGTTCGTGAAGCTGTCGGAGCAAAGATAGTTCTTCTTCTCCGTGTTGTACTGGCTTTTCCAGCCCCGCCAGTTCAGCCCCTTCTTGTCGGCGTCGATGTAGAATGTTTCATCTGGCGGAAGGTTCCGCATTGATGTCGTCTTACCGGAACCAGACTCGCCAATCACTCCAATTATGCGAGAGATAAGTCATCACTCCTTTCTTTAAAAACATATCCGTATATTGAATTGCGAAGTCCTGAAACAACTCTGCTTATCCCGCTCGGAGATATTCCGGTTTCTCTGGCACATTCCGCAATGCTGTTCCAATTCTTAACAAAAGTTCCATCTTTTGTGTATTGAGCTATGGGCTTTGAACAGGCCTTTATTTGATTTGCATTGTTTACGCGCCTTTTTGAATAGTCGAGGTGCTTCGTTCTTCTTTCAATCGCCGTCCCGTATCTGCAATTTTCAACGTGCGTGACCCATTCAAGATTATCGAATGAATTGTTTAGCTTGTTCTCGTCCTTATGGTTAACATATGGCTTATTATCTGGATTCGGCACAAAAGCCTGCGCAACAAGCCTGTGGGCGAAAGCCACGCGGTATTTTCCTTTATGCCATAATTGATATTGGTAGTACCCGGTGTTTATAATGTGCGGTTTTATAACCTTTTTATATCGGGTGAGGCTCCTTACCCTTCCAATATTGCTAACCTCATAAAGACCTTCAAAACCACTTACAGGTTTCCAGATTTCCACAGTATTAATCGCCTTCTCCTCCTTTCAGTTTTTCAATATTGAGCAGTGCCTGCGTGTAGTCCCGGAGACTGCTCGCCACATATTTCTCCGTCACAGCATCAGACGGAATTTCTTCGAGCAGGCGGTAAATACGTTTCTTTACTTCCTCATATGCTTCCGTCATAGATTGGTTCCTCCACTTCCGACGGTGTGTGTCCCGTCAGCAT